CTGATTAATTTTTCATACACGACACTGTCCATATCTATCTTTGCATCATTCAAAATCACGTCGCGGAAAGCTTCAGAAACGTCAAGACCAAGAAGGCCATAACGCTCCAAACAAAAACAAGTAAAGTCAAAATCGTCAAGTGCCTGAGGCACGACTATCTTGCGCTTTATGTTTTTTAAAGTCACTCCCGCGGCCCTGGCGTTCCAAGAAAGACCCAATAAGGAATCGGGATCCTTGGCGACGCCAGCCTTAACAAACTCGTGATTAAATCTGAGCAAAAACATGTCCCTAATCAAAGGTAGATATCTAAACTCATAGGCGTAACCAACTGATTTGTAAGCCATGTACTGGGCATCTGTCACTGCCTCATTGTTATTAGCTCTCATGTTGAATCTACCCAAGGCCTTGCCCAAAAGGGGCACAGTGAAGTGGAAGCCAAGGCGACTCGGTACGAAAGATTTCGACAAAAAGGAAGCTTTGAAAAGTTGCTGATGCCTGAAAGTCTTCGCTTCCATATTAGCCTCAGCGGCGATGGAGGTGTAAACCTTCGTGGCGTAAGCAACTTTACCCCTGAACTTGCTTATCATATCATCGCCCATGATTACTGTGACTGAATCAATAGGTTTGACCTGCAAAACATAAGCCTTAAGAATGCAAGCGTTGAGTATGCAATTTCGGAAAGTTGTCATAGCAAACCCGGTGGGCATGCTATTCTTGGCTCTAAATGAAACGCCATGTTGACTAGACTTGACCCTGTAATCGTTAGATAACATATCAAGACGGACTAGCCACTCAGGCGCGCCTAGAGCTCTCTGAAAAGAACCTACTACAATGCTGACGTCTTTGGTTTGTGTTTTGTCATTGGCTGAGAAATCAGCCTCCAGCCAATAATCATCCTCATGTTCACGTTCCAACTGCGGTACATAGTCGGTAGCGATCTTACGGTAAGATGTTCGTATCTTACAAATACCTGTTGTGCGGTTACAAGCCTCATCAAACCTCTTCATGAGCTGGTTGATGATAGGCCCGGCTAGAGCATTATGCAAATCCGAAGATTTGTATATAACCCTAGGCGCCCAATTAGGTTTATTGTGAACCATAAGAGCCTCAACCTTAGTGAAGAGGTCTTTATTGCGATAATCATCGACTGTGGAAAAATCTAGCTTTTCCATAGCTGCTACCATTCGATCACGTTTCTCGATGCCGAACGCAAGTAGCCATTCCTCAAATAATGCCTTCGACCAATGTATGGTTGGCAAATTTTCCGGCAGCAGTTGTTGCTGTAAGCAAGCAGCTGCTGAAACCATACGAGGTGTCCAGCGCTTATCTGTAGAATAGTTACAACGTTTATTGAAAGCGGCAACGAAATTGTGGTACCCATTGTCAGGGACGACCGGGTGCATGTTCCTAATCAAAGGACCACACTGCCTGGCTTGTTTG